GACAATATCTTCAACAAAACTTTTTGTTAATGGAGCAGAAAAACCAAAAGATTCTCCACCGAAATTCCGTGCACCACTGTGCATACCAATCACAATGCATTCTCCTTGAGATCCACGAATTGCAAGCAATCCACCTGAATCACCATGAACAGTGCCATGATTATAAGTAATAGGAGAAACTAAAATTACTGGTAATTTATTTCCACCATCATCAACAGTATAAGCCAAGTTATTATGAATATCATATTTCATAACTGTTTTCATAAATGATTGACCTAAATCATTATGAGTCAAAATATTCAATTCAGAACCTGCTTTTACATCTTCTAATTCAAACGAATCAGTCATGTAATTAATTAAAGCAGGCATCATAGGAATTTGTCGTGGTAACTTGAAGAAAACGATATCAGAACAAGGATAATGCACATAATGTGGCATTTCAATTTCATAAACTTTGTCCATAACTTTAACACGCCAAACTGCTTCAGGTATTGATCTAAAAGGAATAAACAAATGTGCTACTGTGATACAATAACCATCACGCAAGTGAAACGCATTTGCTTGATCCTTATAAGGTTTTCCAGTATTTGGATTAAACTTAGATACGCCTCCAATAATGAAAGATCCTTTAGAAATAGTATTATTCAAACAAGTTAAATAATTTCCTTCAAGAGATTCTTTCATAATATGAAAATTCAAAGCAACTTCACGATCAGCACGAGTGTTTTTGCCACGTGGACGAGAACTCCTTTGTTGTTTCTTGTAATCCTTACTTTCTTCAACAATTTCTTCAATTGGTTCTGAAAACAAATCAGGTTCTTCTTTACCAAACATAAATTTAAAAACATTCCAAGCAGCAAGCAACGTCAAAATAATAACAGCTATGCCAATATACCAATCAGCTTCTTCTTTATGAATCCAATCATACAAAGAAAAATCCATCATTTGCATGAAAAAATCGTAACAAGTTTCAGTATTTTTCTTCATATTTTCTTCATTCACAGTTTTTGCTTCAAGAGCAATATTAGTATCAGCACTCGCAATTAATTCATCCAAACGCTCAAGTTTGTATTCATATCCTGCAGATGCAGCTTTTTCCAATTCATGAGCTCTCCAAACAAGTTTTGCAGCCATAACTGAATCAATCCATTTATCTTTGAATTGTTCCAATTCTTTAGGAACTTTTTCAACTCTCCAAA